AATGAGAGCAGTGAATCAGAGGAAGAAGAAGAAGAAGAAGAAGAAGAAGAGGAATCTCCAATAACTTATCGTACTTTACAAAAGGATTTTATAGATATAGGTGAAAAGTATAATAACAGTGAGAGCGATGAATCAGAAGATGAATCAGAAGACTTAAATATATTATATCAAATGCACAGACACAAAACATACATAGAATCACCTCCATTTACACACACAATTAACAACGTTGAATTTGAGGATTTAGATATGGATAAACTAAGAACAGTTGACGTCTGGGTTCCCGGCAACAATCTCGGTATTAATAATAAGTTTAAATCTTTTTCAGAAGAATGTTATAAGATATTCAAGGAAAGATATCCTAGATGTTTAAAGGGTTCAGTTGATGTAAATCCACATACATGGACATCGGTCGTCATAAATCATTTATATCATGCAATTTTTATAAGGGGGATAGATCCCCCTACATTACGAGGACAATATAAAGACCCTACATTACGAGGACAATTTAAAGACCCAGATATGTTTGTTTTTCCCAATGGGTGTTGCACACAAGGACATTGTAGTATAAATTTATTCTATGAAATAGTAATCGAGGAATTATTAAAAGATAAAAAGATTATAAACACCGATGAAAGCGTTAAAAAATTGTATGGAAATTTATCATTAAACCAGACAGATGATATGTCTACAATGGCGGAAAACAATCATAGTTGTGAGCAGTGTGGTAAATCATGTACGCTTAGATGTTCATCGTGTAAAGTTGAAGAAGAGGAAGAAGAAGAATCCGAACCCATGTAACTAGAGAACTCATTATCTATATATTTCTCCTCTTTAATATTTAATTGTATCATAAACGATAATATTAAATTAGTTACATCGTTACAAAGTCTATGCGCCATTATTAAATATTATAATTCGTTTTTTTTTATATTATTTACACGAAACCATTACTTAATTGTATAAACTGATTTAAATAATATTATTTAATATTTAATAACTATGTTTAGAAGTGCGAAAAATATTGTTAAAAATGAAAATATATCTATGTTTGATGAAGATTTCGAAGAGCGATATGATGTAGAACAATATTGTTGGACGAAAAATACAATAGAAAGATTATTAAAATCATTGGAATTTATTGAAAATTGTTGTTGTTTGACTACACCTAGTTTGGGGAAAGGTTTTTACAACGTCGGAAGAACTGAAGTAGTTCTTGATATTGATACAAGATTTAGTTATTTACCAAAATATAGATATTTTGATATCAGAAATCCGACTGAACAAAAAGAAACGTTTGAAATACTTATTGTTGATCCTCCATTCTTTTATTTATCAATGGAACAAATATTTAATGCAGTATTAACCGTAACTAAACATAATTTTAATACTAAATTATTAATTGGTTTTTTGAAACGTGAAGAAAAAATATTGTTAAAAACTTTTAAAAAATTTAATATAAAAGAAACCAATTTTAAATTAGAATATACTACTGCTAAACCCGAAAAATGGAAAAATTATGCTTTATATTCAAACATAGATCTACCTAATATAAAACGCATTAAAAATTAATTTTTTTACGCGGATAGTTACATTTAGAGCAACCTATTTGTTCTCAATGAAAAGTGAGACACCACACAGAATCAGTATAATAAAATAGATATTTTTTATTATATTTGTTTAGGTATTCGATTTATTTTCTACCTTTGGTTTTTTTTCCTTTTCCTTTTCCTTTCTTTACTCTTTTTTTCGTTTGTTTCCTGGATTTCTTTGTTTTTCTTGTTTTTCTTGTTTTCTTTTTTCCTCCTGCTGCTGCTTCTGTTTCTCCTTCTTTTTCTTCTGCTGGTTCTGCTGGTGGTGATAACAATGCATCCCAGTTGGTTTTTTTTTTCTTCAATAATAATTGTTTTTCCTCACTCAAATTTACATAATTAGTGTGTGAGATATTACTAGCTAAATCATCCCCTTTTAGATATCCTTTACGAGGTCCGCTTTGATTATGTAGTAACATTAAGGATGTAAACACTAAAAGCTTCGAGACAATAAACAAATTAGTATATGTATATTACATCGACAGTTCAAATAACAAGATTCTAGTATCGGAAGTAACCAAAACGAATAAATATATATCCTACTGGGACGACGCCGTTTATTTGGGAACATTGCTACAATTTCATGGGGCATTTACAAAACCTATATAATGTTAAGTCTAATCATAAAATCCACAATGTTTTTCGACAACTTACCATCACTCGGGTAATGAATACCGGCTTTCACACGGACATTGTCGCATTTTTCTGCTAATTTATCAAACAATTGTTTTTTATCTGGATATTGTCTAGATAAAATATGCGACAGATAGTATGCCTGGAACGCATGTCCAGAGGGCATTGATGGTGTATAACCTGTATCTGAATCTAAATGATTAATCGAAGGTATAATTTGATACGGTCTTGGACGATTAATCAAGTATTTTAAAAATAGGATAATGAACATAACAAACGGTCGTGTTATTATGTCTCGAAGTTCACTCTCCGTATCATCTACATAAGGTAAATACGCATAGATTACACTGGGATTCGTTAATTCAAAAAATTGGACATCTTCACTGTTACGCATTTTCACATGTTTCACAACTTCATTTGCCTCATCATTCTCATAAAAGGGCAATGTGGGTAGATATGGATTATATCTTGGACGCGTATATAGAAATATCAAAATAGATAGAATAAACACTGTTTTATAATTATAATTATATTTCATAGTATAGAATACTTGATGATAAAATTTGCCTCGACATCCACTAAATAGTTCTCTATATATATTAAAGCAATATTATGGGTGGAGAAGAAATGAAGGGATTTAATTTCGGTTTTATAGACAACGCCATTGTAGCAATTTCAGCAATAATAGGCATTCATTTAGACAAAATAATAGGGTCAAATCTTGGAACAGCGGGTGCTCTATATGGAGCCTTAATTGGTCATACTTTATCCGATATGTTGGCGGGATATATAGACTTTGGATGGCGTATAGCATTAAACATGGGTCTCGGATGTATTAGTGTTTTGTTATTAGTATACATTTATCGTTTAATAACATAATGCGTATAGTATTGTATAACAAAATAATGTTATGTTTTATATATAAGACTATTTCAGAATGCTTCATAAGTGGACAAACGAAGTGGAATCTCTTTGTGAGAAAATGCGTATAAATTGTGTGAATTTAAGCGAATATCACAGACGTCGATACTACCATTTTAAATCTTATGGTAAATATTTTCGTCTACCTATCATTATACTGGCTTCTATGAATGCTACTGCTTCGGTAGGTTTACAACCCATATTAGAACAACCAATTATAAGTGGAATTACGTGTTTTATAGGAATGGCTATGGGTATACTTGGTGCGATTGAACTATATATGGGAATTCAAACGAGTATGGAACTTGAACTCAAGCAGTCAAAAGAATTTTATTCATTGGCGATTGACCTGTATAAAACATTGCGCTTACATTCCGAAAATAGAGGCGAGGATGGGAAAGACTATTTAAACAAGAAATATAGCGTGTATAGTAAATTATGCGAGGCATCGAACCTTTTAAAACGTAAATTAAAGATTGATTTATTAACAACTATTCCCGAGCAATTTGTAGATACATCAAGAACAAATACGCCTCTAGAAATCATTACGAAAGGAAACGAATCAAAGGTTGTGTTAAAAGAACAACGGTCTATACTACAATACATATGTTGTTGCTTATATGATGCGGATAATAATACTGATTCGTATATAGGAGGTAATAAAAATCTAGAGTTATATAATTTTCCAAATTTAGAGGCGGATATAATGAATTCTCCTAGGTTTCTTGAAAATCGAAACTATGATGATGACCGAATGACGGATGATGATATTGAAAGTCAGTATAACGCATATAGGGCCCAAGAATCATCTAAAACTCTCGTTAAGATGGGATATGAACCTGAAAATTTATTAGAAACGAATTCCAATGAAGCAGAAAATATAGAAATCGAACAAGAAAAAGTCCAAGAAAAAGTCCAAGAAAAAGTCGAAGAAAAAGTCCAAGAAAAAGTAGAAACCAAAGAAGATGAGAAAAAGGATGAATAAAGAACCCCCTTTGTAAAATTGATATGTTTTTTGTTAATAAATATATTAACAAAATAACAGAAATATAATATGTCGTGGTATTCAATGTGTGATTTTAAACATTTGGTAGGTAAAACGTTGAGACAAGTAAAAGACGACGAGTCTATTGTGGATACTATAATTACTGGATATGAATTAGATTATGATGATCTTTTCAGACAAACCGATGGTCACGCAGGTAGCATGATACACAAGTTTAATTTCGCTGACGGAACATCACACACATTCTCGAGTATTAGAGAGATAATTACTCGATACGGTGAGCCTATAGAAAAATAAAAATAAAAATAAAATAAAATAAAATTGAATATTACAAAAAAACGTAGTTATGAACATGACTAACTATGTTTTTTATTATTTATTGTTTGACGATTGTGTTACAATTTAAAGTCCACCGGGGAAACCGACAAGGTTAGCACCGATACCGAAACCAGCACCACCACGGGCAGAAGAAGCCATTGTGGGCACAAACACATCAAGCACGCTAAAGGTAGCGGCGGCAGTGAGTGCGATAATAACAACCTCCTCGAGTTTAAGAGACTGCTTGGGGATGGCGTATGCGGCGATCGCAACCATCAAACCCTCAATCAAGTATTTAAGAGCACGCTTTACAAGTTCGCTAAAATCAAACATACCGTCCATTTTCTAAATATAATATATCACTGGAAAATAATAATCTTGATAATAATAGATTAATATGAAAATTACTTAAACGTTTAAAAGAATACTAATCATATTATTTGCTAAATGAGTGAATCCAGAGAATCCACCTTTGACCGTAAAAATCTACCAAATGGTGACGCAAATCCCAAATACATCGATGTATTGGACGAGGACCAGGCAATCGCCGGACAACGTTTCACGACTATGTCGTTTATCTCTCCTGAAAAGATTCTAGAGAAACGTGAGTTGTATTTATTTGACCAATTTGTTCAACAATGGGATTTCACAAAATCGATGGGTAAATTCGGTGACTTTATCAATTTCATTTCTTATAAATATACTCTAAATGTCGAGACACTCATGGCCGATTATAATGACTTTTGTAAGGAGGAACAAGATACCCTTCGTGAAGGTTGTGCTACTGATGATTTCCAGAATTTTTTGGATAATAATGAAGAACGTCTAAATGAAAAGTTCTCGAGAGAGCACGGATTTCAAACATCTGTAAGAGGTGTTAAAACTCGCGGAAATTTCTCGACACAAGAAGAGGCCGAAAAGCACTGCAAGAAGTTGCGAGATAAGGACCCAAATCACGATATTTTCGTAGCACCTGTGGGAGTTTGGTTACCTTGGGATCCTAATGCGTATAAAACCGGGCGTATTGAGTTCATGGAGGAGGAACTAAATAAACTTCATCAAGAGAAGATTAAGAACGAGGCAAAGGCAAAGGACGAATTCGAGAAGCGTGTGAAGGATACGAAGAAAAAGGCGATTGAAGATAATATTGAGAAGGCGGAGAAGTCCGGTAATGTATTGACGCAAACTCTTAATGAAGAGGGTGAGTTGGTTGGTGTGAAGGAGACGGTGAACTTCGAGGACCGTGATGTTGCGGATGAAGAGGGAAGAGAAAAACACGAGGCTGATTTGTTGGAACGTGCGAATAGTGTTCGTTCTCCTGCGGCTAATATCACGAGTGAATTCGAGGATGAGGCGAACAAAGTTGATTAAGTATGAATAAATAAATATATGGTGTATGTTTTGATAATTTTATGATTTCTCTTTATAGAGAGAGACCATAATAGAGGAGGGATAATAAGGGAACCTTGGTTCCCTTAACCTTACATTAAAAGGGGGATCATAAGGGGGCTTCGCCCCCTTAATTACCACTTGGTAGTCGTTTTCTTCACATTAATCTGTTGACCGGCATTACGTTTTCTAGATTTGGATGGATCATATGCTTCATCTTCGTCATCAGAACCCATATTCTTCGAAATATCCCAAAATTCTTTAGAACCCAATCTAAAATCAGGACGGGTTTCAGCTTTATACCAAAAAATCTGATCATATAATTTATTCGACTTTGAATTGTTATTAATGACCAAACATTCATAATTTTCGGTGGTTTGGTCCATGACCGATGAGAATGACTCTAATGTAGGAAACATGGAGGCATAATTTTCCCAAATACGTTTGCGATTCGTCATATAGGGTTCACGTAAAATAAAAACATAATCTATATTGGTTCTTAAATTAGGAGGTATGCCTAAAGGATATTGCATTGTAATAATAAGCATTACTTTCCAATGACGACCATTCATAAATAAAAGACGCATCATTTTATCTCGTGTCCAAGTCTGATCATATAGACAATCATCCAAAATAACAAAGGTTCTTGGATCTATGGTCGTCTTTCGATAGGTCTCGATGTCTTTATTCATTTGTTTCAAAACAGTTTTTTGACGCCTTAATACATTCTCAATAAGGATGGAACTATATTCCTCATGAATAAATAATTTGGGAACATGTTTCGCATAAAATCCATTACCGGCTTCAGTGCCGGATATAACAGTTCCAATAGGAATGTCTTGATGATGATATAATAAATCTCTTACTAAAAACGACTTACCTGTATCTCTTCGACCAATCATTACAATAACCGGGCCTTTATTCTCATCGGGTTTAAAGGTAATCCATCTCATATCAAATTTTTTCAATTCTAAAGTCATTTTGCTATACAATCATCGTGATATTTAAAAAAAAGGAATAATACGGAAAACCCATTTATTACAAAAATAATGTGTTTATTTTCTACTAAAATTCTGTTATTAAACCTTATATTAGAATGAATAAATTACATTGTTCGATACAAGAATTAATTGACCTATCTGTTTTAGGAAAACAATACGAAGAAACCGACAAATATGATAGTAATTACAATCCATATAAAATAGATAAGTTGCAACTATACAATCCGCTTTATAAAACATTATTTGGACCCGATGTAATACAGGAAGATACATCGACTCTTTCACATAAATCACGTATTATAGATTTAAAAAGTGTAAGTGTCCAAGATTCTGAATCTCGAGAAACACCCATTTTTATTAAATTTTCTCCCCTATTAGACCCCTATCGATATATGATTGGTAAATATGAAATTGACGATGATAGTATTCGCACGTTACCTACTTTAAATATTAACGAAAATACAATTCATCCAAAGATTTTGTCTAGACATAATGCCTCCTATGTGGACTCCTTTTTCTGCTTTCTATCCAATAAAGTATTAAATGAACATCATATTCCACACGGACTAAATTATTATGGGTCATATTTAGGTGTCCAAGAAAAACACCGTGTGAATATTGCCGATGATGTCGAGTATTTACGCAGTTCGAATTTCTTTAATGAGAATATCGGGAAATATTTCTGTATTGAAGACGCTGATTTAGACCTTGTTAAAAATCCATTTATCACAATGAATTCATCTCGAAAAAATAAACTGAAAATAAATATCGACACTAATGAAATGATATCACTTGACTGTGACGAATTACCCACACTTGATATTGAACCCCAATCCAGTAGTCATGAGATTGAATCCGTATATAGTAAGTCTCCCACTTCTTCGCGATGTTCTTCCACTTCATCTGAATCATCGAGTAGTGATGTTAATTATAGTTCCGATGAAGAAGATAATAAAAATGATGAAGAGGAAGAGGATGATGAAGATGAAGATGATGAGGAAGATGAAGATGAAGATGAAGATGAAGATGATGAGGAAGAACTATTTGGATATATTTATAACTTCCCTATTCAAATGATATGTATGGAAAAATGCGACGGAACATTAGATGAATTATTTGAAACAGATTTAATGACGTTGGAAAACAGTTCATCTATGTTAATGCAAATCGTAATGACCGTTTTAATCTACCAGAAAATGTTTAAATTAACACACAATGACCTACATACAAACAATATCATGCATATTAAAACCGAACAAGAATTCTTATATTACCATTTTGATAGTAAAGTATACAAAGTCCCTACTTTCGGTAAGATATACAAAATTATCGATTTTGGAAGAGGCGTATATCACTTTAATGGACATATATTCTGTAGCGACAGTTTCGCAAAAGACGGTGATGCAGTTACACAATATAATTGTGAACCTTTCTTTAATGAAAACCGTCCCACATTAGAGCCTAATATGAGTTTCGACCTATGCCGTTTAGCTTCATCCATATTTGATTTTGTGACCGACATTGATGCTGACGAGAATGAATTAGATGAAGTTCAGAAAACAATCAAACGATGGTGCGAAGACGATAATGGGAAAAATATTCTATACAAACGAAATGGTCAAGAAAGATACCCCAATTTTAAACTTTACAAAATGATCGCACGCACCGTTCATCATCATACACCTGAAGCACAATTGGAATACGATATTTTCAAACAATATATAATCGAAAAAAATGCCGATGAATTAGAAGTAGAAGAACTAATCGACATCGATAATCTCCCTTATTTGGGGTAAACGTATAAAATTGAAAGACTTTTTATCTTTATCACAATACGATAAAGATAACAAAATGGATAATTACAAACCCATACTACGGGGGCAGGCACAGACATTGGTATCTCAACTAGCATACGAGAGGAAGAAGGCGATGGATACGAAAAGGATGGGGGGGAAGCGACTAGTGAAATCGAGACTAAAGAGAAACCCTTCCTTTAAAAAGTTGGATTATCTGTAAATACCTGGGTAGTAGCGGTGTTTAAAACCTTGGTCTCCGTCACGACGTTGAAGAAATCACGAATAGACGTTTGAAAATAAAAGTAAAAATAACTTCCGGAAACAGAACTCATCAAAACCAATAGACAGTCACGAACAACATCCTTCAAAGGCTTTACATCGTCGGAAATATACTTATACTCAATGAACTTCGATAAACAAAAAGAAACGGTAATAATAGTCGTTATAATAAATACCTCTTCCATAGCTTTTTTCCTAAATATATGTTAAAATCGTATTTTTTGAATACAGTTATAACGCATTACAAAAATGATACAAATTATTTTGTAATGAATATATATAAAAAAATTATTGAACATGACTTCATACCACAAGCGAATCGACGCTATTATCGACCAATTTATAGACCGCGACTTGAATGAATTATGCACGTGTAAGAATAAATGCGTGTTAAATCAGACATCACATCATAAAATTTCGAATGCGATTAAAATGAGAATCCATATTTTGATGAACAATCGTATCTCGGTTCCCTATACCGATAATTTCACTAAATGTGAGAACAAAATAATCTACAAAATGGTTACAAATGTCCTACTACACTTGTCTCTTATGAAATCCAATCGAACATCCCCGACTTGATAAGAGAGATTGTGTATATCACAACCTATTATCTAATTACAAAATTGATTTAAATATATATACTTATTTTTTATTAAATCAACTATGCCGTCTAAAAAATTAATAGTCAAGAATACCACGCAAAATGTCGAACAAATTCACGACCGTGTATCTTTAACTATTCAGTCTTGTAAGGAATATGTAAAAACCCTTCCAAACACCTCTGTTCAGATGATCTATCTAGACCCTCCCTTTAATTCTGACCGAAATTATACGATGAGTGTCGATTCGGATGTCGGATTTGGCGATAAATGGGATGACGCATCTTATGAAGCGTTTATTAATGATACAATTACTGACCTAAAACGCGTATTAAAACCCGATGGAACTCTATATTTCCATATCTCCGCAGCATGCATGTTAATTCCACAAATGGTTTTGGCCAAGCATTTTAAAGTTGTCGCCCCTATATTTTGGAAAAAATGCCGGTCAAAAAACAATGTGAAAAATAAACTCGGTGCTACAATTGATGTGATATTTAAATGCACGTTCAAAGAAAAGGCGAAATTCAACCTAGTGTTACAAGAAAAAGACCCCACCTATTTGAAAAATTCGTTTAAAAACGAGGATGAACGTGGTAATTATTCACTCGGACACCTAGTGACCGAAAATACGAAAAAAGGATATATGTATGAATTCCAATCGAATGGATTCACTTTCAATCCCACTTCTGGATGGCGTATTTCGAAACCCGCTTTGGAAAAACTAGAAAGTGAGAACCGTCTCCATTTTCCTAAAAAAATCGGGGGAAAACTATACAAAAAAATCTATTTGATTGAGAACCCGGGAAAACCATGCACAGATCTATGGGACGATATCCATTCTATTAGTCAAGGTTCGGAAGGGCGAAAATATCCAACTGCGAAACCGGTGAAACTATTGGAACGATTAATCGAAATTAGCACCGACAAAGAAGATGTTGTTCTAGACCCAATGTGTGGTTCTGGAACTACTGGAAGTGCTTGTGTTAATTTAGAAAGAAAATGTCTATTAAATGATGCGAATAAAGAGGTTGTCGAAATTGTGAAATCTAGATTCCAATAAAAAAAGATGTAATACTGAAGCAACCAACTAATGTTTGTTTTTTTGTTTTTTTGTTTTTTTGTTTGTTTTTGCGTTTTATCTTCCCATTAAATCGAGCAACAGTTCCGCCTCGGGACTACTGCTTCTCGGTTCTACCTTTTGCTCAACCTTGTCGATAATGGGGTCAGTCAACCCATCTAATAAGACATTTACCCGGTCTTGTTGTATCTTTAGACAAGGAATTGAACACTTGTTTTTCTCACTCAACCCAACAAGAGCATTAACCCCGTTGTTTAGAACCAAACGGATACGCAAATTTGTGTTCACTTCTACACCATCCTTTCTCCTACACACCATACGGCTCGTCTTCGCACGTGACTTTTTCAAGTAATATTCCCAATCACCATATCCCACGAACTCCTTGAAATTGTCCGTTTTGTGATACATGACCAAACGCTCCTTTGCCCGGTCATTAATCAAGACATAATCGGGATATTTCGTGTATAGTGAACCAAATAGTTCCTTGAGTTGGTCACTCGTAATATGCTCAAATGCGCTATTAAAGACTTCCTCCATCTCTGAACGCATCTCCTTGGTAACTTCCGTACACTCCTTGTATTTTTCTTTATATTCCGCCACTCTAGGCTTAATTACACCAGCAATCTCGTGATTAAACTCCGTCAGTTTCGATGTGTTAATCCAATCAAATGTTCCTCCTGAACTATCGTGATGCTTCACCGAGACATCATATGTATGTTCTCCAGAAACAACATCGCAATCCGCCTTCTGCTGTGTGCCCCCTAAATGTCTCCATAACAACGCATCTGACCCACTCTTGCCT